ACCTATAGTTTTAGTAACAGATGTAGGATTGATTTGACTGTCAATGTTGCTGTCTAATCCATCTTTAAGACTTTGCACTTCATCTTCACCCATACCAGTTGTAACCCAACCAGTTACTGTGTCATTGGTAAGATCTGCAAAAGGTATAAAGTTAGATATATCATCTGCGTTTACGCTGTGAGTACCATAAACAGAAGCTGAATAGTTGTTACCGTCAGCGTCTTGTTGATCGCTTTCTGCGTTTAATCGCCAATGTACGTTGTAAACAACGTCTGAATGACTGTCATGGCTTGGGTAAACATCAACTGTTTTACAATCCCAAGTATAATTAATTGCCATTTTTATTCTCCTTTAGCCTTCTAAGGCTTCTATTCTAGTTTTTAAATCGTCTATTATTGTTTGTTGTTCTTGTATAGCTTTAGTTAAAAGAGGTACAAGTTTGCTTTGGTCAATGCCTTGATATTCAGGATTTCCTTCATCATCAACAGCATCTTTTTCACCAGTAATAGCTTCAGGTACTATGCTTTGTACTTCGTGAGCTAAGAAACCATCAACTGTTGTATCAGCATCAGCTATAAAATTAAATCTAGCTGGTTTTAATTGTGCAACTCTATCAAGAGCATTAAAGTCATAATCTACATTTTCTTTTAATCTGTAGTCTGAAGATGTGTCATAATTTGTAGAGCTACCACTTGTAGTAATTTTACCAACATTACCATTAGGATTATAGAAACTTACAACATATTGTGTTGAGGTAGTATTGTTTTCTATATCAATTCTTCCTTCACCCCCACCAAACTGTATAGCATCTTGTGATCCACTATAACCAAATGATGTAGCACCCACCAACACGTTGCCTGAAGAATTTACAACTAAAGCTGGAGAGCTAAAAGTTGAGCCACCTACTGCTGTTGATGGTGTAATTTCAAAAGCATTACCAACATTATATTGACAACCAATAAGAAAATTAGTTGTTGCATTATTGGTTTGTTGGAAAGTTAATGCAGTATTACCTAATGTTGTTGCTATTGTTGTTTTTGTTAATGGACTACTCGTACCAATTCCAACGTTGCCTGAAGAATCAATACGCATTCTTTCTGAGCCATTAGTAAGACCAGCATTACCAGTATGGAAGATTAAATTACTTCCTGCACCAACATATACAGTATCAGTATTAACACCTAAATAACCACAATCTGAGCCACCTGATTGAAGTTGTACACCATCAAAAGCAGAAGCATTTACTGTTAATTTGTGACCTGGTGAACTCGTCCCAATTCCAACAGCATTAGCAGAAGAGTCTACAAATAAAGTTCCGCTATCCCAGTTTAAATCTCCAGTACCACCTGTAAGTGCTGTAAGCGTACCAACACTTGTAATATTAGGTTGAGCTGCTGTAGCAAGTGTACCTGTAATAGATGTACTTGCTGATAAAGTTGTGAATGATCCTGCGGCTGCTGTAGTGCCACCAATGACAGAGCTATCAATGACTGCTCCGTCTAGGTTCATAGCTACTGAAGTACCAGTAGAGCTAAATACCGCATCTAAATCATCAAGATCATTATTTAGTTTTGTACCCCAAGTATCAGTAGATGCGCCTACTTCTGGTTTGGTTAAGTTTAAATTCGTTGTAAATGTATCTGCCATAAAAAAATTCCTCTAAGCTGCGTCTTGTTCGCCTAAGTTTGTCCATGATGTGCTTGGATTAGTTTGTTCTGTCCAAGTTTCTTCTGCTACTATTTGATCGGTCCAAGTCTCACCAGGAACAATAATATCTTCCCATTTTAGACCACCAACTGCATTAAATCCACTTGTTTGTGCAATTACAGATGCACCTCTCATTACAATGCCACCCAAGGCATCAAATCCGCTGGTTTCTGCAAATGTTCCTTCACCAACTACAGTAAACCTACCTGTAGCTGTCATGCCTGATACAGCTGGTCCTATAACTACACCACGGTCTATTTGTGTGCCTGTGGCTATAACATTAGATGTAGCTGCAATAGTTGCAGACCCTAAGTCTATTTGTATGCCAACAGCTGTAAATCCAGATGTACCTGCGATAGTTGCAACACCTCTATCAATTTGAACACCAGATGCTGTAACGCTAGATACTGAACTAATAACCGCTTGTCCGCGATCTATTTGTCTACCTGTTGCTGTTGCAGAAGAAACTGCTGATATGGTTGATGCACCAGTAATAACAAATCTACCATCCGCTGTTGCAGATGATGTTTGTGCTATTGTAGATGCGCCAAAATGATATACAGGAGTTCCGTAATTGGACTTTCCGTATGTGTATAAGCCATAGCCTACTGAGGCCATGATATTACGCTAATGTTATATCTAAATCGCCAGCGTCAAATCTGAATACATCGCCTGAACTTACAGTCTTAGAAGCTGTTAAGTTTGCATAAGCCATTAGATTACCACTTGATGAGGCATCGAATATACCTACCGCAACGACTGTACCATAGTCTGCTGTAGCTGTTGGATATTCAACCGCAGCTGAGTTTGTTGCTGTAGTTGGGTTTGTACCAGATACAGTAAATGCAGCTGATTGTCTTGCATAAGCACCGCCTGATACTTCTGTACCACCACCTGTATCTGTAGGTGCTACAGTATACAAAGCAACATATAATGTTCCTGGTGCTGTATAAGCATTACCACCAAATACATGGTCTAATACTTTATCCTCTAAATAATCACTAAATCCAGCCATTTTATCTCCTAATTATTATTCCAATAATACATTTTTTTACCAGACTTGCCATAAGTTCTTCTTCTTTGTATTAGAGATCCTTTGCCAAATTCTGCTTTCTCTTGTTCCATTCTCATCTCTTCTAATGCTTTTTCAAATTGTGCTGTAAATAACGGCACTCTTTCATCTTCCATTAGATAGATAGAAGCGTGTTTTAAAGCACCATATAAGTAAGCATCTGGATATCCTGTGGATATAAAGTTCGTTGTATTAGAACTGCTTAAAGCATCAATAGTGCCATAGTATGTTAATTGTAGCGTATAACTTGTGTCAGGGGTAGGTGCTAACTCTAATGAATTATCTACAATTGCATAATAGATTGGTTGACCAGTTACATTGTTATTAGCTTTTCTATAGACATCTAGTGATTCTATAGACTGTTGAAACAATGGTCTAAAGTCATTTGATGTAATTTCTACATTGATAGCTTCTAACCAGTCTGTTGGTAATGACATATATTGTGCATCTGCTGTAGCAGTAGCACGTTTAATCATGTCTTTGGTTCTTAATCTTCTATTAAATTCACCTTCTGTTGCATCAATAAAAAAGTCTAACTGGTCTGTTAAATCTGACCTGTTTAAGAAATTTGCAATATTAGTTTTTAATTCATCGTATGTCATACTTTACCTTTCCATGTCCTAAAGGGTTTATTATCAGAATGGTTTAACCATTTCTTCCATTGTGCAGAATCCTTTGACCAACCTTCTCTGATTGCTTGTTGATATATTACCATTGGTACTTCTGCTACATGACGAAAATCTTTACCTGGAGCATTTTCAGATAACTGTTTTACATAGTCTAGTGTTGGTTGAATATTCTGTTTTGTCTGATAAACAACCTTATCATCTTCAGTTGCAAAGATAGATTGCAGTCCTGTCTTATGATCTATTAATGTAGTTTTTGCCATGTAGAGATTTTAGCACAAAAAAAAGGGAAGCCGAAACTTCCCTTAAAGCTTATTTAACTAAACTTATGATGTTGTTAAGTCTGCAACGACACCATGAGCAGCTTCATTAGATACTTCTAATCCGTACTCACAAATGATCATCTTAGTCTCAGCATCACCTATTGTTGAGATATCAATAGTTTGGAAATCTCTTAGGTATGACACTTTTGCAAACTCTGGATCTACTAACAACAATGATCTTTCTCTTGATCTGTTTGATGGAACGATTTTTAGTTCACCAAAGTCAGATGAATAGATTGATACTGAAGCTTCGACTGTGTTTGCATCAACAAATTGTCTAGCTTGTGTTCTACCTGTGAAAGCAGAAATCTTCTGCTTATTAACAGGACCACAGATTGCCATGTTAGGCTCTGCGCCACTAGCAAACATAAGTTGTAATACATCTTTTAATAAAGTTTCTGTTAATGCTCTTTGTGTTCCGTCTGTTGGAGCAGCACCGCCACCAGTTGAAGCACCGTTAGTTCCTCTTGAATCGTTAGTTGTAATCCAAGATTCGAAACCACCAGTTACCCTAGCTGTTGTAGCATTACCAGTTGTTTTAGCACCTTTTTGACATAGAGCTTCTTCCATATCTCTTTTAAGTGCTTTAGCCATGATAGCAAGTTGGTGAGCCATTTCTGATCTCTTACCAGCTGCATCTGAGGCTTCTTGTGAACCTGTTACAGTTGCATCTCTAGCTGAAATCATAGCAACATTACTTGCTCTTGCTGTAGCTGTAGAAGCAGCTCTTGATAGTTCAAAACCTTCAAGCTGTCCAGCGGCACTTGGAGTAGGTAGACTTTCTGTCTGCCAATCAAATACTACGTTTTTTATATTTCTTTTACCGATTGATGACATAAACGGTGTTTGCATTGGAGAAATGTTGTAAATAATATTACTTAAATCTTCTCTGTCAGCAGTAGCTGTATATGTATCAAAGGCGTTTGTTACTTTAGCCATTGTTATATTCCTTTAAATTAATTGTTCAAATACTTTAGCCGCATCTGAGGTTTTCCCAGTTTTGGCCAACCTTTGTTTTGCTTTCTTCACAGGTGTTGTCGTTTTTGGTCGGTTAGTCGTACCAGGTCTAGCAACTCTTGCTGGTGCTTTTTGTGTTGGTTTTTTCTTTGTGGCTTCAACTGTTCGAGAGTTTAACCAAGCATTTCTTAAACCAAGCAAAGCACGATAATCATAAACCTGTTGTATCTCTTCAGGAGTATATTCCAACTCCTTCATTGCATACTCGCTAATAGCAGCTTTTTCTTTGGCAGCAACCTCTGGGTTTTGCCATTCTGGGATTATTTCAAGAAGCTTTTGATTACCATATTCAACAAATTGTTGTATTTGTTGTTGCTGTTTTACTAAGGCTTCTTGTTGAAGTCTTTGTTGTTCAGCACTTACAGCACTAAGCTTTTCTTTCTTTTCATCCCAAAGCTGTTTTTCGCGAACATAACCAACAGGATCATCTTCATACAAAGCGTTCCAATCTGGTTCGTTAGCCAGTTCGCCCTTTAATTGGGCCTCCATCTTCGGTAACAACTGCGAATAAATCGCATCTCTTTGCGCTAACTCTGCTTGCTGCTGCTCAATAGTCTTACGCTGTTGAGAGAGTTCTTGTGTCTTGCGCGTATAATCTTGCTGACGAGAATATCCGTTGATAAGTTCATCTTGCGTAACCTTAACTTCTTGACCATCTACTTTTACTGTAAATGTCTGAGGTTGCAAGGCTTCCTCTTCAACATTGGTTTGTTCTTCATCTAATTCGTCCTCTTCGTCAAACTCTTCTTCATCTTCCACATCTTCTTCAAGAGTTTCAGGCGCTTCGAGTTCTTCTTCAAGAACTTCTTCTTCAACTGCTTCTTCTGTTTCTGTGACTGCATCCTCAACCTTTTCCTCTTCAGGGGTTAAGAAACTTTCAAACATCGAAGCAGCAACTTCGTTATCAGTTTGTAAAGCAGTCGGTTTTCCGTTATTGCTCATATAAATACTCCTTAATGTATTTAAGGGTATTTTAGCTTAATAATGTGTAAAAAGGGAAGGTTTAACCGATTTTTCTAATTTTGTTTATATTAGCTTTTGTTAGCTTACCTTTTTCTGCAATGATACGCAGATGTCTTTCAACCTCTGGTAATAGTAATAATGATCTATGGATATCTTCTCTAGCAGTAACATCTGAGATATCTCTTGAATTTAACCAATGGGTTATATATTCGTTTTTAAGATTTTCTATTGCTTCTTTAAAAACGTCACTTGTTAATATTTGTTCAGCTTGTGCAGCTTTAACCACTTCTTCATGTGATACCGACATTAAAATAATCCCCTAGGTAATTGTTGTATAGAAAATCTGTTTTGATTTGGTCTGCCAATACCTCTTATTGGTGGTAACTCAACTATAGGTGGAAAGTCTACTGGAGGCATATCCATTGGAGGTATTATGGGTGGTGTGATTGTTGGAATGTTTGCTAGTCGTGGATCTTGTGCAATATTTTCTATAGAAGTAATTGGAGGTAAAATTAAATCTCTAATATCTGGGGTTGGTCCTGAAACACCTCCTACACCACCTACTGAAATAGGTTCTTGTGGCGGTATAAATCCTTCAGCAATTAACTCCTCTATTGATCTTAGAGTTGGTATAGGTCTTGCTCCTCCTATCGGTGGACGTAATCTATATGGTGTATCTGATTCTTCACTTGGCGGTTTTACAGTAGTCACATCAAGATTATTTTCGCTTACACCTATTGGTCTTAGGGTTGGTTTTTCTCCTATACTTAAAGGTGGACGTAATCTATATGGTGTATCTGATTCTTCACTTGGCGGTTTTACAGACGGCATACCAAATAAGTTGGTAAAATCTCTACCTGTTGGAGCTCCTGTAATTAAAGAATCAACATCCATTAAATCTCTGTTTTCTAAACCAGATATCATAGGTCTTTCCAAAACATCTCTATCTATAGCATCTTGGTCAAAATCAAAAACTCCACCCATATTTTGTAACATTTTAAAGTTTTCTGGGTCAAAACTAAAAAACCCTCTTTTTGGCAAATTTGAAAAATCAATATTTCCTAATATTCCAGGTTTTGCACCTTCAGGCCCAGGCACAAAATCTATTCCTAGTTTTGCAAAATCTGGTAAATCACCTGGCAACCTATTTATGGAAAATCTATCTCTATTAGTTTCACGGTCTATAAAACGAGGAGGTGTAAGTCTTTCTACATCTCTAGGTATGTTTAATTGTTCTTGTGTATAACCACCTGGTTGTTCTGGAGAATAACTTACACCTGGTGCAATGACTTGTGACATTGGCATACCGCCTGCTATAGAACGTGCATAATCAAAACCAGATGTATATGTTGGGTCTGAAGCTGGTATTACATAACTACCGAAATCATCTGGGCCTAATACAGGTTCTTGTTGTTGAGCAACTATATTAGCTATATTAGCTATATTAGGAATAAAACCGCCACCTAAAAAATTAAAACCGCCTGGAAAAGTAAAACTACCTGGAATAGATGGACTATCCATTCTATCTTCTAAGCCGCCCATATTTGCTATTTTTTCTCTTCTTGTTTGGTCGAGATTTTCTGGCAAACCCCTAAATAATCTATTTATCATAATATTATTGTGTTATTAGTTTATCTATTTTTGCGTCTAGCTTATCTATACGCTCAATCACTCTATCCATATTCATTATTAATTCTTCTTTGGTAACGAATCGCATAGCAACTTCTTCTCTTGTCTTATTGAGTAGTATATCAACTCTTTTGATTTCTGTCGCGTTAGCACGAATACTATAAATGATAGGACCAAATACCAAGGTCATTATAATATTCCACAATAAAATAGAGCTTATTTCCATTTAGTAGCTCCACACATGAGGGCGTGGCCTACCTTGCGAGTCTTTTGAGATGTCCAAGTGTATAAATCTTGCATTGCCTTTTTGGTTAATTCCTATGCCTGTAAATCCATAATCAGTTGCTTTGGATATTACTTCTAGTGCTTTTTCGCCTCTGAGTAATATGTCAGCAGCTATACCTAATGCGTGCGTGCCTGGTTCAGATTTGACTTTTTCTATCGGATGATCTGCACATCTATATCCACTTGTTATTTTAAATGGAAAGCCTACATCGCTTCTTAGTAATTGTAACTTATCTATTAGTTCGTGTTCAATCTTATTTTCACCACAATGCTTACAAGCGAACTCTTCTATGCTGAAATTTTCCCAACTCATTTTGTTAATCCTTTAGTTTTCTCATAACTTCTCATACCACCTAATCCTAACATACCCATTAAAACAGGCAACATAGTAGATGTATCTGCTTGTGGTATATCAATACCAAAAGGAGCAGCGAGTGGACTAATTAAAAAGTTTACTGCAAAACCACAAACACAAATCCATGCTGTTGCAGGTCGCCAAGATGACTGAAACCAATTACCTTTAGCTTCTTCTTTGTTTACTTCTATTTGTGCTTTAGCAATCTCATGGATGTGCTTCTGTGACATGGTAGCGAGTTCATACGCTATTTGTTGTTTTGTGTCTGCGTCTGGTATGAATTTATCAAGAATCTTCGTTACTGGTTTTATTAGCTTGTCTATCATTGTGTAACCTTATAAAGTATTCAGCATCGACTAACGCGAGAGGCTTTGTTCTATTTCTTTTTATTATAACCAAAGGTTCGTAAGCTTTACAGTTTTCTTGCGATTGTTCGTATGCTTTCCATACATTAACTGATTCTTGGTTTTTGCACTCTACTGAGTAAGGGAATTGTTTTCTTGATTGGACACCCATAATAATATCTTCACCATTAGAACCCATGGGTCTTGATTCTAAATCTTCAGGATCGAAACCAAGTAATTCAACGAGCTTATCTACAACCCATTGTTGTAAAGCTCTGCCTTTAGCTTTGGCAGATTGTGGTTTCATTTATGTTTTTTAATTACAGGAAAGTCTGCTGTAAGTGAAGCACCTTTATGTTTTATAAACTTACCAGAATGTTTCATAAGTTTATAAGTCTTACCATCTTTCATAAAGTGATAACCTTTAGGTGCCTTTACTTTCATTTTTTAACTTTAAAATTTAGAGCAGCTAAATCAACAAATTTATAAAACTTGTTAAGCCACTCATCATCTTTTGTTGATGGTGTTAAAGTTGCAACTATAGAAGCTCCACTAATGATAAATGAAACCGTTACAACCAAGTCGTAAATCCAATCTAATAAAAACATTATTTATTCCTTTTCTTTTTCTTTTGTAATTTTTTAAAATCAGCAGCAGTAATTTTGTTTCTTGGTTTTGCTACTTTAGCTAATTTCTTTTGTTTTGGTGAGTATTTACTAAAAGGCATATTATTTTCCTTTCTTTTTAGGTTTTGTTTTTTTCTTTTTAGGTTTCATTGCTGGTTTACCATATCCATATCCTGGCATAATTATTCTCCTTGTTGTGCTTTTAAAAACATTTTATTAGCTTTTCGTTCAAAAGACCATTCTAAAAAGTTAGTTAATAAATCTTTTAATAACCTCATTTCTTTTTAAGAATAGTTTTTACATTAGTAGGTTTACCGCCTACACCTTGTTTCTTTGATCTTTTTCTTGTGACTGCACTTTTCTTTTGTGCAGCAGTCATTGATGCGGCTTTAGAAGCTGGCACGCATTTAGGATATTTTCTTTTAGATCCTTTAGCAGATTTTCTACCGCATTTTTGATATTTACCTTTTTTCTTAGGCGCACCAATATCAACCCAGTTTTCATCAAACCATTTGGTTAAGCCATCTGTATCTCTAGGCATTTCTATATTTACCGCCTTTCTTTTTGTATTCTCTAACTAACCATGCGTTAGCATAAGCACTAGGGTATACATCAAACTTTCTTTTAGCAGCAGCTTTCACGCTTGCGTATAGAGCTGGATTTGTAGGAACTGGTCCTTTCTTTTTTTTAGTTTTACTTACCATTTTTTACAACTCCAATATCTTGCTGATAATTTATCAGGTGGACTTGTATCACATTTATGTCTAGCACGAAAAGATTTTCTTCTAGCTGGTTGGTCTTTTTTGATTGTCATTTTAGGATCACCAAACCTAACAAGTTTTACTTTATCGCCTTTCTTAGCAAGAACAGCAAACTTTTTAGATTTGCCTGGTGTTCGTTTTGGTTTGTTGTAACCGCTAAATCTTTCGCCTCTATATGTAATACTCATTATTTTTTCTTCCTTGGTCTACCTCTTTTTTTAACAACTGGTGCTGGTGTCATAAAACTATCAAACCAGTTTAAAAACCTATGCATGGTTTCTTTTAACCATACCCAAAACTTTCTTATGTATTTCATTAGTGTAACTCCTTCTCTTCAATAAATATAATTTCTGAATCTGAATTTACTTCACCACCAGACATAAGCGACATAATTTTTAAAGCATCATCTTTAGTTTTTGCTTTTATTTCTTTACCAACGTAAACCATATCGCCTTCCAATACTTCTAAATTAAATATTTTGTGTTGGTGGTACATTGCCTGTAAATAATCCTTGAGCTTGATCTTTTGCATTTTGTCTAATATTTTCTCTGTCTCGCTCCATAATAGCATTAATTTCTGCAATGTTTATTTGCGCACCATACTTAGCTTGTAACTCTAAAGCTTTAACTCTAAGTTGTGCTTCTTCGATATCTCTTTGTCTATCATCATCCATGATGATTTTCATTCTATCGGTTTCTGCATCAATGATAGCTTTCTGTGCTTGTACCTGTGCTTTCTGAGCTTCAGCCTGCGCTAGTAAAGCAGCTGGGTCTGGCTGTGGTGGCTGTTGCGGTTGTGGTGGCATTGGCGGAACTTCTGTATTTATGAACGATTGTGCGTCTTGGAAACCAGCTAACTCAATCATTCTAGTTAAAGTATTAGCATACTGTTGCATTGATACCAATGGATTCTGTGGACCTAGTAATTGCAGTATTTGTTCTTGTTTTCCTGCAACTTGTGTTAAAACTTGGAACTTTTCTTGGTCGGATGACTTAGATATAGCTACATTTACCACCATATCTTTATCTGAATCCCAATATCTTGGATCTACAGGGATAAATTTACCGTTTAATCTAAAGATATCTTGTGCATTTTGGTGTTTGATTACCAAGTTATTTACTGTTTTAAACATGGCTTTTAGACCACCTTCAGCAAAATGTCTGCATATAAGTTCTACTCTGCCTTGCGCACCGCTCATAGTAGCAGTTACAGCTGCGGAAGTTGTAGATTGTAAAGCTTCTGCGTTTAATCCTGCACTTGCTTTAGATACGCCTGTTCTGTTTTCTTTAGATTCGTCTAAATATCCTAAAACTGGGAAAGCTTCTTTACCAACAAAAGGTACTGCAAATGGTTGTACCATTCCTGGCGCTCTCATTCTTATTGGTTGACCGATATCAGTATTTAATACGTCATCTACGTTTACTTGACCTTCAACAATACCCATTCTTGGGAAGATTGAATGACCTAGTGAATCTAACGTATCACGCATAATTTG